AATGACTAACGTATCAGATGGTACTGGAGAAACTTTAGTAACAAAAGTAGACGCTTCAGCATTAACCTTTATGACCGAAGACGGTAGTAGAAAGTTAAGTAAGATATGGTATTCAGTAAATACAAATAATAATAAGGCGGCGATTGAGTTATTGTGGTCTGGTAGTGTAAACTCTACAATTGTTTTTTTATCTGGAAATGGTCATTGGGATTTAAGAACTTCCGGAAATGAAATTGGTAACAATTCTACAACACCTACTGGTGATGTATTGTTATCCACTAAAAATTTTGCAGCTGGCGATAATTATACGATTTTACTAGAGTTTAGATAATAAATCTTATAAATATAAGGAAGTTTTAAACATAGAGGGAATTTATGAAATTAATATCCGAAGAAGTACAAAATGCCGAATACATCACTGAAGAAGTGAACGGCAAGAAGAATTATAAAATTAGAGGTGTCTTCTTACAATCCGAAATAAAGAATAGAAATGGACGTGTCTATGAAAAAGAGATACTTGAAAAGGAAGTAAGTAGATATAACGCAGAATTTATTAATAAAAAAAGAGCATTTGGTGAACTTGGACATCCAGACAGTCCAACAGTAAATCTAGAGAGAGTATCACATATGATTACTACTCTTTATCCAGATGGTACTAATTTTATTGGTGAAGCTAAGATAATGAACACACCTTACGGTAAGATTGTAAAAGGTCTTATAGATGAAGGCGCTCAATTGGGTGTATCATCTAGAGGTATGGGTTCTTTGTCACAAAGAGGTGGTGTTAATTACGTAGGTAGAGATTTTTATTTAGCTACAGCCGCCGATATTGTTGCAGATCCGAGCGCTCCAGACGCTTTCGTAGAAGGCATAATGGAGAGTAAAAATTGGGTATGGGACAGTGGCGTTCTTGTTGAAAAGGACATTAGTGCCTGGAAAGCAAGTATTGAAAGAGCTAAAAGCGTTGCCTTAGCAGAAGCTAAAGCAGAGGTTTTTAAGGACTTTCTTAAAAAACTCTAGTTTTATAAATATAACACGAGAATTTATAACTAGTTAAAGAAAAAATAAATAATAAGGAGATATCTCAATGTCAGAAAACTTAAAGAACATTGAAGCAACAACAGATCAAAATACGGCAGTGGCTGAAAATGCTAACCCGAATGCTGATCTACCGAAAAAGAACGCTGTAGCGTCTGAACCAACTCACCTATCAAATGGTGCTGAGGATTTAGGTGCAGCTGTAGTTAAAAATACAGATAGCAATCCGGATGCTTCAAAATCAACTAAAGAAGTTTCTGGTCAGGCTCCTCAAAAATCTGAAGGTGCTCCTGAGGCAATGCCTAAATTAGCAGGACACAATACGAAATTAGAGTCTACAGAAACAAAAGCTGACGATAAAGAAACAGTTAAAGAAGGCGAAATGCCTGCTGGTCTGAAAAAATACCTTGACAAAAAAGACGACAAGGAAGCTGATACTAAAAAAGAAGAAGTTGAAGCGAAAAAAGATGACGAGAAAACAGAAACAAAAGAAAAAGACATAGACGTAAAAGAACATGTTGACGCTCTTGTTGCTGGAAATGCTGACTTATCGGAAGAATTTAAAGACAAAGCCGCAACTATTTTTGAAACAGCAATTAAATCTAAAGTAAAAGAAATCGCTGAAGAAATGGAAACGGATTACAACAAAAGATTCGAGGAAGAAACCTCTACAGCAAAAGCTGAGTTAGTGGAAAAAGTTGATTCTTACCTATCATACGTGGTAGAAGAATGGATGAAAGAAAACGAACTTGCTTTAGAAAGAGGAATCAAAGGCGAAATCGCTGAGGACTTTATCAGTGGTCTTAAAAAATTATTTGAAGATCATTACATAAATGTTCCAGACGAAAAATATAATGTGCTTGAAGATCAAGCTTCAAAAATTGAAACGTTAGAAAAGAAACTTAACGAATCAATTGAGAAGAATGTTGAATTAAGTAAGATAGGTAATAAGTACAAAGCGGCTGAAATTTTAGATGAAGCTTCTAAAGACCTTACTGACACTGCTAAAGAAAAATTTAACAAACTTGCTGAAGAAGTGGATTATTCAACAGAATCAGATTACAGAGAAAAAGTTAAGACAATTAAAGAGTCTTACTTTAAATCTAAGGACGTTTCTGGTGACGGTATAGATGAAGTAGCGGCTGGCGAAGGAACTTCTAACGAAGACCTAAGCAATGCGATGGCTGCTTATAGTGCCGCTATAAGTCAAACAAAAGACATTAAATTGTCTAACAAATAAAAATAATAGGGAGATAAAAAACATGTATTTATCAGAACAATACGAAAAAAAATGGCAGCCAGTTTTAGAGCATCCTGATTTACCAAAAATCGGTGATTCTTACAAACGTGCCGTTACTGCTACGATCTTGGAAAACCAAGAAAGAGCAATGAAGGAAGACAGCGCATTTATGACTGAAGCTGCTCCTACAAACAATACTGGTGGAACTTCAAATTGGGATCCAATTTTAATTTCATTAGTTAGAAGAGCAATGCCAAACCTTATCGCTTACGATATCGCTGGTGTTCAACCAATGACTGGTCCAACTGGACTTATTTTCGCAATGAGATCAAGATATACTTCAGCAACTGGCGGAGAAGCGCTATTTGACGAAGCTGATACTGATTACTCATCTAGAAATGCTGCTGGTGATTCAGTTGCACATGACGGTGTTACAGAGCACAGAGGAACAAATCCTTCAGTTCTTAACGACAGTCCTGCAGGCGAATATACTAGAGGTCAAGGTATGACAACTGCGGCTGCTGAAGCATTAGGTGACGCTACTTCAAATGCATTTGCTGAAATGGCTTTCTCAATTGAGAAAACTACAGTAACGGCCAGAAGTAGAGCTCTTAAAGCAGAATACACTATGGAACTTGCTCAAGATTTAAAAGCAATCCACGGTTTAGACGCTGAAACTGAATTAGCAAACATTTTATCTGCTGAGATCCTTGCGGAAATCAACAGAGAAGTTGTTAGAGCAGTTTACATCAATTCAGAAAAAGGCGCTGCTACAAACACAACTACTGCTGGTGTATTTGATTTAGATACAGACTCTAACGGTAGATGGTCAGTTGAGAGATTCAAAGGTCTTATGTTCCAATTGGAAAGAGACGCAAACAGAATCGCTCAAAGAACAAGAAGAGGTAAAGGGAACATGATTATTTGTTCTGCTGATGTCGCTTCTGCTCTACAAATGGCTGGTGTTTTAGATTACACGCCTGCTTTAAACAACAATCTAAACGTTGATGACACTGGTTCAACATTCGCTGGTGTATTAAACGGTAGATTTAAAGTATACATTGATCCATATAGTGCAAACTCAAGCGCAAGCCAATACTACGTTGTTGGTTACAAAGGTACATCACCTTATGACGCTGGTATGTTCTATTGTCCATATGTTCCACTACAAATGGTGAGAGCAGTTGGTCAGGATACTTTCCAACCAAAAATTGGTTTCAAAACTAGATACGGTTTAGTTGCGAATCCTTTTGCGGAAACTGGTGCTGTTTCAGGTGCAGTTACAGGAATCACAGATTCAGGTACACCTAACTCAAACAGATACTACCAAAAAGTTAAAGTATCAAACATCATGTAATACGTTGTTTAGACGTTTTATTAAAAAAGGGGGCTTCGGTCCCCTTTTTTTTTGGTCCTAATAATAGGATAAATAAAAGTATGAGTGATAATAAAATTTTTGAAGGTATGAAATATCGTCATAATCCTAAATATAATAAAAGATTATTTCAGTCTAGCAAAGTAAATTTAGATTTATCTCATAGGTGTCCTTTAGAATGTTTGCGTTGTGCTAGACAAGATAAAGATCAAAACGGAAATTCAATAAAGACTCCAGGTAGAGATATAACAATGGAAGAATTTGATAAGATATCTACTTACTTTGATAGAATACAATTTTGTGGTCAATATTCAGACCCTATACACCACCCTCATTTTATTGATATGTTAAAGATGATAAAAGAAAAAGGAAAAATAAGTCAAGTACATAATGCCTCATCATTTAAATCAGATGAATATTTTGTAGAAGCTTTTAAGGCAAATCCTGATACACAATGGTGGTTTGGTATAGATGGTCTACCTAAACATAGTCATAAGTATAGAAAAAATCAAGACGGAGAAAAACAGTTTAGAAGATTGTTGTTAGCCAAAGAACACTTAAATAAATTACCTATATGGCAAATGATACTTTTTAGTTATAATGAAAATGATTTAGATGAGTGTATAAAAATGGCTGATGAAGCTGGTGTAATATTTAATTTAATTAATTCTTCAAGATGGTATAAAGATGATGGTTCTGACCCTTTAATACCTAAAGGCAAAGAAAAGTTACGTATAGAAGAACAAACATTTAATCCAAAGGTTGCAGTAATGCAATAAACCTATGACAATAAAATTTAATTTTCCACACGTAAGTGAATATGATGAACTAGCAAGGGTTCCTAGTAGAACAAATTTGTATGATGAAAATGGTAATGTTATAACAGATGAACAAAATGGTATTAAGTCAGATATAACTATGAAACCTATGTGTTTTAAAGGTGACATGAATCTTGCTGTAGACAATAGAGGTCGTTTATTACCTTGTTGTCATTGTGATACAAGAAATATGACAGGCGATAAAGAGTGGAGAAAACTGCTTGAAAAAAGTAAAATAGAAGACTATAATACGTTAGAAGAAATAATAGATAGTGAAGCTTGGAAAGCATTTTATAAATCACTACAACACAATAGAGGTCCTGTGGCCTGCTGGGATACATGTCGTAGTAATAAAAAGAAAAAAGACAAACAAGAAATGGTTGTTGCTGAAGGTGGTAAACTAAAAGCATGGGAAAGAAAATAATATAAATAGGTATATGAAGAATTTATTAAGATCAATATTAGGTATATTAGTAGTAATAGTATGTCTTAAAGTGTTTGCGTTATTTGTATTCTTATGTTATATTGGATTTTTTGTACCCGAACCACAAAATCCTCTAGAAAGTATTGAAGATAAAATAGAACAGGTTGAAAAAAAAGAACGTGTTTTAACTGAAAACGAGAAAGAATTAGAAAAGAAATCTACTGAAAAAGAATGGGAAGAAGTAGATAATAATAGTAATAAATAGTATTATGACAACACTAAAGAATAGACAACCAACAAAATTAGACTATGCAAGTCCAACACAATTTAAATTTGGTATAGCTAAACTACCAAAGGTAGAATACTTTTGCACAGCTGCAACATTGCCTGGAATATCTCTAGCCAATACACCAGCACAAGCAACACCACTTAAAGATATACCTTTACCAGGTGATAAGTTAAACTATGAACAACTTATATGTACATTTTTAGTAGATGAAAATTTAGAAAACTATCAAGAGATACATGGTTGGTTAAGAGGTTTAGGCTTTCCTGAAGACCATAAAGAACATCAAAATCTTTTAGTAAGTGGTAATGATAGATTTCCTGGTAGTACAAGTAGTGTATTAGGCCAAGCCGGTCGTACAAAATTTGCACCACCAAAAACAGGTGGTCTTTTTTCAGACGCTACGTTAAACGTGTTATCAAACAAAAATAATTCCGTAATAGAAGTTAGATTTAGAGACGTATTTCCTATTTCTCTAACTGGCCTCTCTTACAACCAACAAGCAGCAGATGTTGATTATCTTACGGCAACTGTTACATTTGATTATAAGATATACGATTTTGCTACTAAAGGTGCAAGTCGGACAACAGTTACAACATCTTAATAAATAAGACTAGTAACAAAATGAAAGAAAAGTGGAGATATAATGGACCTAGAACAATTACAAACAGAAGCAGATAAAGATTTAAAGATCAACGATATTGAATTAGATATTGAATCTTTAAAAACACCAGCACTACATAACAAATATTTAAAACATTTAACAAAATTTAAGTTATTATTAACACGTGCTGAAGATGAATATAGATTTGTTAAAAGAGAAAAGTGGGAATACTATACAGGTAAATCTGATCCTCAAGTATACATACTGAAACCTTTTAACTTTAAACTACTAAAAGTAGACGTACCACAATATATTGATTCTGATCCCGAGGTACAAAGATTAAATCAAAAAGTAAAATATTTAGAAACAGTTGTAGACTTTTTAGATAGAACGTTAAGAGGAATAACTAATAGAACGTTTACTATTAAGAACGCAATAGACTGGAAAAGATTTACCAGTGGAGCTGTATAGTGTATTTAACTAACAACAATTGTATTTCCGTATCAAAGTTTGAACCAGATTATTGTAACAAATTAATTGCATTGTGTGATACTTTAAAACTGGAAGAAGCAGCTATACAAGACGGCAATGGTAAAAATCGTAGTAGTAGTGTTGCGTGGGTTAAACAAAATGATGAGTTGTATCAATCTATAGAAGATGTAATTTTTAATCATAATGTAAAAGCGGAATGGAACTTTGATTTAAAAGAATTTGAACCTTTTCAGTATACAATATACGAAGAAGGAGACCACTATGATTGGCACATAGATTCACATACTAAGCCTTACCCTAATGGTTTTATTAGAAAGATAAGTTTTACTTTATGTTTAAATGAAGATTACGAAGGAGGAGAATTTGAAATTGCAAGTTTAAATCCTAAAGGAGTTAATCAAAATATAAAGTTTAAAGATAAATTTACAACAGGTACATTGATATCCTTTCCCTCATTTAGTTGGCATAAGGTACATCCGGTAACCAAAGGAACAAGAAAGGTTTTAGTAGGTTGGATTGTAGGTCCTCCTTTCGTGTAATGCCAGATATACGATACATCATAGTTGACAAGATAAACGATGTCTATTTAAAAGTAGACGCTGACGCCTCTATACGTAGAGAGTTATCAGAGTATTTTTGTTTTGAGGTGCCAGGTTATAAGTTTGTTCCTGCATATAGAAACAGAGTATGGGACGGAAAAATAAGATTATTCTCTTATGCAACTGGTCAAATATATGCCGGTTTATATCCTTATATACTTAAATGGTGTGAAGATAATAAAATACAAGTAGTAGATGGTACTAAAACAGTTGATACTAAAGTTGATTTAAAATTAGTAGAGGCATTTACAAAAGCATTAAAGATACCTTTTGAAGTAAGAGATTATCAGAAAGAGGCATTTATTCATGCAACAACAAAGAGTAGATGTTTATTGTTATCTCCAACAGCCTCTGGTAAATCACTTATAGTATATCTATTAGTAAGATTTAATATGTTAAGACTAAAAGAAGAAAAGAAAAAGATACTTATTATAGTACCAACAACATCATTAGTAGAACAACTATTCAAAGACTTCAAGGATTATGGTTGGAATCCAGACAAAAACGTACACAAAATATATCAAGGACATGATAAAGATACTAATAAAAACGTTATTATATCTACATGGCAATCAATATACAATCAACCAAAAGTATGGTTTAAACAGTTTGGTATGGTCATAGGTGACGAAGCACACTTATTTAAGGCAGTTTCACTCACAAAGATAATGACCAAACTAGAAAAATGTAAGTATAGAATAGGTCTTACAGGTACTTTAGATGGTACTAAAACACATAAGTTAGTGTTAGAAGGACTATTTGGTGTTGTTAATAAGGTTATATCTACAAGTGAATTGCAAGAGAACAAACAATTAGCCGAATTAAAAATTATATGTTTAGTATTACAACATGACAAAGAAGTAAGACATATGATGAAAGATAAGAACTACCAAGAGGAGATGGATTACTTGGTAAGAAATGAAAAAAGAAACAAATACATTAGAAACTTGGCCTCTAGTTTACAAGGAAATACTTTATGTTTATTTCAATACGTTGAAAAACATGGTGACGAACTTGTAAAAATGATAAAAGAAAAGGCAGAGGATAAAAATGTATTCTATGTACATGGAGGAGTAGAAACAGATGATAGAGAAAAGATTAGAGAAATTACGGAGAAAAGCGACAACGCCATTATTGTTGCTAGTTACGGCACTTTTTCAACCGGAATTAATATACGGAATTTGCATAACATTATTTTTGCTAGTCCTTCTAAATCTCGCATAAGAAATTTACAAAGTATTGGTAGAGGTTTAAGATTAAAGGACAATGATTCAGCTGCGACTTTATATGATATAGCAGATGATATAAGTTATAAAGACAAAGAAAATTATACGTTGGCACATTTTCGTGAACGGATAAATATTTACAGTGGTGAAGATTTTAATTATGAAATACACAATATAGATTTGAAATGATATCAGATGAAGATTTTAGATTTTTGTTAAAAGAAAGTCATTATGCTAAAAAGATACTAGAGATAGGTACCGGTACAGGTAAAAGTACAACTGCTTTAATATCAAACAGAGCAGAGGTACATACTATTGATAAAGACGATATTTTTGAGTATATTGGTATAGAAGATAAGATACACGGATACCATTGTACAAGTACTGATTATTGGAAACTATACGATGTTAGAGATTTTGATTTTGTGTTTGTTGACGGATCAATCGGCGTTTATGATTGTGAAGAAATATTAAAAAGAACTACGGATAATTTTAAAATTGTTTTCCATGATTATTTACCTAATGAAATAAAATATCCTGGAAAAAACAAAGGTTGGTATAATATGAAAGTATTTAAAGAAACATCTTTATTAGATTATGATATAACAACAAAAACTGGTGGTACTCATTGTGTATTGGCAGAGCTAAAGAAGGATAAATAATCATATGGAAAATAACATTAAGATTATTAAGTTGGTGAACGGAGACGATATCGTTTGCGTGGTTGACTTTACTAAAAGACAATTAGATCCAAAAAACAAAACAATCAATATAGAAAAGCCTTTACAAATAAAATACGTGCCACAAATAACAGTGCAAGGTTTTAAGGACTACATTGCATTGATTCGTTGGACGGCCTATACTAACGATGAACAAATTACTATACCAAAAGATAAGATAATGACAATTACAAATGCTAATGATAGTATGAGTAAGAGTTATCTTGGTGTTGTTGATACATATGAGGATATTCCTCTGGCAGATAAAGATATGAAAAAATCTGCCGTCAAATTTACCACAACAGAGAATAAAGAAATTAATAGAATCTTTGATGATTCAATATATGATGACGATGATGAAGGAACTTTACATTAGAGGAGACCAGGTACCTGGAGCTTCTCCCCAAACGGCTACACCGTTCATTATACATAAAATCACCAAAAAGTCAATGCTGATTTCGGCACAAACCGAAATTTTTTTAAGCGGGTGTAGCTCAGTGGTAGAGCGTCTCGTTGCCAACGAGAAGGCCGTCGGTCCGACCCCGATCACCCGCTCCAAAATGCTTAAAACATTGACATTTAAACTGAAAGGTGTTATATTAAGAATATGAGTAAAACAAAAAAAGAACACTATGTTAATAACAAAGAGTTTTTAGAGGCAATGATTAAGTACAGAAAATCTGTACGAAGAGCAAAGAGATTAAAACAAGATAAACCACCAGTAGGAAACTACCTTGGATCATGTTTTTTAAAGATTGCTAATCAT